GCGATATAAAAATCCACAAGGGGCATAATAATAAATAAATATGTCCCAGGTAGGATTGCAGCATATAAGCTGATCCTATTTAAAAGGGTAGGATGAACCCTATCTCGTATTTGTTTAATTCCCACGTCAATGTCTATAGCTAAAAAGCGTACACTCAAATGAGAATAAATAAGAGAATCATAGGATTCCTAAAAGAAATTGACGTGACATTTTATACTGAGTCATGTCAGGATAAACCACTAAGTCGGAGGTTTAGCCCGATAAAGCACAACAAACCGAAAAGAATGTGCTCTGGGAACAGTCGCCGAAAAATCGACTAGATTTATAGACTCTTAAGTCTTTAAAGAGTAGCTGGACTAACAACTACCATAGGTGGGATAGAAATAAATTGTCCAAAATTTAAATCATCAGCCCCACTACGAGCTATTTGATAACCAGTAAAAGTATCAGGAATGAAAAATGACAATCCCGATTTCGGCGCTCCTGAAGTTATTCCTACAACATAATTGATATTTGGGGTAACAATACAAGTCGCGTTAGCTCTAGCATGTCTTAACTCATACTGAGCTGTCTTAACCTCAATCATTAAATCCTGAACATAGTTAAAGGCAACATTATTAACTAAAGTTTTGTTAGCTACAGTACTAGAAGCATTAAAATCTGCTCCTGTAGCCTGTAAAGGCAAAGCATAACCAGTAGGCAGAACAACATACTGATATGCAAATTGAGGTCTGGTAGCTGAATTAATTCCGGTAAAAAAAGCTCGAACTCTAACACCCCCTCTACTATAAGCATAACAAGAAGCTAGGGAAGCGTAAAGATCCCCACTCACAGAAGGTGAAGGAGTAGTTGCACTATTATACCACGAAGGTATGGAATAAGGAAGAAAATTTAAATAACTAGTAGCAGCACCTTGAGTAGCAGTAGGACCCATCCATGAGGCTGATTTAAGAAAAGTTCTAAAAGATGAGATCCGTTCTCCTATACAAGCTGCAGAATTGGCAAAATTATCATGAGTGATAGAACTACCGCCGATACAAGTATCAACGAGTTGACAACCGTTAGGTTGTGGGCTCATATCCATCTGAGGAGTAACTGCAAAAGCTGGCGTTAAGGAGTTAGCTTGTGAAGGAAAGGCAAATTCAATGTCTGGAGCCCCACTTACTTCCATAAGAATAGTGATAGATGCACTAACACTAGCTGGCGCAACCAAAGGATCCTGTACAAATAGAGCTGCCGTTCCTGTAAAACCTTGATTGGTCTGATTACACGCTCGATACTCTGATTCAGCTATGTACGGAATCGTAATAGTAAAAATATTCTTATCTCTTATATCAAGAATCTCTCTATGAACATAATCTGAAGTCGCTAGGGTATCCGTAGCAGTCTGATTAATAATATGGGGGTAGAATGCAAAAGCTAATCTTCCCGAATGAAATTCAGTTTTGACTATCTTAAAGGTAAAAGTAATTCCACCCCTCCAGTAGTTAAAAAGATTGGCTACATACCCGATAGGGACGAAATCTGTTGCGACAATACCTCCTAATATTGTTCTCTGCTGATTGAAATTACTCGCCCCAACAGAAAAAGAATTCACAACACTACCTATAGTTTGAGACGTTGTCCAGGTAGATGTATTGGTCCAAGCCGGTATAGTAGCAAAATAACTAAAATCCATCTCATCTATGTCTGTAGCCGAAAAACCTGGTAAAATAGAAACCTCATTCTTAACGGTTAGGGAAAGCGGTAAAGCTTGATCAGCATTATCAACATTCCCTGAAAAAATCCCAGGAACCCTATTAATCCTAACAGCATGAGATAAGTTAACAGGCTTTGACCATCCAAAAATAGCTGTGGTTTTAGATAATGTATCAGTAAACCAAGAAGCGTTCTTCACATAAGAACTCAAAAGAGGGACACCATTCCAAAGACTAATAGCAGAACTCAATTTAGCTAAAGTAGAAGTGATAGGACCTATATTTTGAGATTTTTGCTCTATCTCTGTAGCAGAAGCCATTTGAGGATTAGCTGGACCAATAAGCTCTACATCCTCATAATGGACCCACAATGTAAAAGAAGCTGTAGTAGATCCGGTAGGCGCAACAAGAGCTGAATAAGGAAATATTTGAACTTGTCCTATACTATAATCAACTCCAGAAGTATTATTTATAGGATACAAAGTAAATTGAGAAGACCAAGGAATCTTTAGAACAGCTTGAGTATCACAAGCAAGATCGATTTCTATTCTGGGAAGTTGAGTTCTTTGAACTAATGAATTATTATGGGCCCTAATCCAATTAGATCCAGCTGTAGAAGTTGGATCAGCTCCTCCGGTAGAAGTAAAACATAACATATATCTTCCCTGTTGAAATCTATTAGCATTAACTTGAAGAGTAAAAACAGTAGTCATACGAATACCATAAAAACCAGACAGCTTATTTGAAACGACAGTATTAGTAATAGAAGCGGACGGTACATTAAAAGAAGTAAACGTAGATACTGTATCGGTAGATGAAAATACACCTGAATATGAAGCACGTGGTTTTGCTAAAAACGACTTTATATCTTCCTCATTACGCGTCATTGAACTATTATATAAAACATTAGAAATAGAAATGGGTTTATTTACAGTGGCTTCAACTACATCAGCATCAGTTATAAACTGTGTGGTAGCATTAAGTGTAGTTGAAGTTTCACCATCTACATTAGTGATAGCGAAATTATTATTGCTTGCATCTTGGGGCAAGCTACCTAAATTTAAATTATTTGCAGCAAGTGTAAATTTAAAATGCACTGCACACTCAGAAAATGCATTCGTACCATGTTTCCTTCAGATTTTGGATGGTTTGCATCCACGGTATCTTTGGATATATTCTAAATAGAAAACCGTAAAATGCCAATAGCAATACTTCTTTTAATTACATGGTTTTGTAAAGAAGCAAGATCACATTGGACTTAAAAATAGTTTAGAGACATTGCGGTCTGGGTATACTAGATTATAGACTTTGCAGTCTTAATGATCCATTATATAAAGGCACTCTCGTTCTTTAAAACCCTACTTTGTAAAGTTCTATAGTCCAAGTCTGCGGTCTTAATAAATGGGTACTCTGAATACCATACAGCAGCTAAATCACATAATGGCTTACCATACTTATAAAAAGTCTCTTCATCATGGAGAGACAATTCCTCTAAAGCTGAATTCATATTATCGATACTTATAGAATCTTGATTAGATCCTGAGCGAGTCCAACAACACATCTCAAGAATGACAGACAATCTCAATGGAGCAACATGTCTACCAACAACAGGATCATACCTAAATGATCTCTTTAAAAATTCAAC